CGTTTATATTTAGATTGGAATAATCCAAAATACATTCCAAACTTTTCAACCTTTATTAATCAAAGGCAATGGGAAATGTTTGATATAAAACCTAAAAAAATATCCAATCCATATGGTAAAGAATTTAATTGGAGAAAGCAATGAGTAAAAAATATTATGTAAGAGGAGAGCAAATTGATTTAGATTATTGGGCTATAGAGCTTGATAGTGATTATGAACATGATGAAGAAAACACCGAGTTTGATAAACCATTTTTTACACCATATGTAACAGATAGAAATGGAAAAGTATTAGGTGTAGCATGGGAGATGGAACTATGATTGAATCATTGCAATATGGTACAAAGTACCAAAAGATACAGAAAAGACTTGAAGAGTCTAAAACTAAAACTAAACCAATAGGAAAATATATGAAAACTTTTGCTTACTTATTATTTTTATCAGTACTTGTAATAAACACTTGTGCGAGTATATCAATTTACTTCTGGCTTGATGCTTACTATCCTTTAGAGTGGTGGGTATGAGATATCCATTAGAATCAATCACCTCTGAAGAGGCAGTTATTGGTGGCTTACTGTTAGATCCTTGTGTTGATAGAGTGATGGCTACTAGGTTAACAGAGTCAGACTTTACTAATGAAAAGTTAGGATATATCTTTAGGTGTATCTTTAATATGAAAAAAAACAAAAAACCTATTGATGCTATAACTGTAAGAGATTATATTAATAATGATTATCAACCTAATAATAGATCCTGGGCAGTTGATTTCCAGGATTTAGCAACTTTAACAGAAGGCTCCAAGAGTACTAAAAATATAGAAACATATGCTACTCATATTAGAGAGTGCAGAATTAAAAACGAGATTGAGAGTTGGAAGAAAGATATTGCTTACGACAACTACCAAGAAACTGTTTCTGAAATACAAAACTTACAACTAGAGCTTGAGGATAAAGATGAAAGTTCTGTTAAAGCTATTGTGGGTAAGACTGTCGACTACCTAGAGAACCTAACTTTTGGTAGTGTTGGTTTATCTAGTGGCTTTAAATCTCTAGATGCCCTAATAACAGGATTCCGACCAGAAACATTAACAGTCTTAGCAGGTAGGCCTAGTATGGGTAAATCTACCCTGGCCCTTAACATTGCAGACGAGGTATCTAAGACTAAGAATGTAATCTTCTACTCGCTTGAGATGGGCCAAGTACAGTTGATGCTTAAAATGGCTTCCTCTCATTCATCAATAAATTTATCTAAAATAGATAATGGCAATATGTCTGATACTGAAGAAGGTGTTTTCTATAAAGAACTTGCAGACATTGGCAATCAGAATCTAACTATTATTGATAAAGGTGGTATGTCAATAAACGACATAGTGTCTAAATCTAGACAACTTAATAGTGAGAAGAAGGTTGACATGATTGTAATAGATTACTTGCAGATAATGAAGTACGATAAAGGTCGGGAGATTTCCGAACTTGGCAACATTACTAGGGAGTTAAAGTATCTTTCTAAAGAACTAGGAATACCCATAATACTACTGTCGCAGCTAAGTAGGAATGTTGAGCAGAGAGAGAATAAAAGACCTTTTATGAGTGATTTAAGATCATCTGGTGAGATTGAGCAAGATGCCGATATTATTATTATGGTTTATAGAGATGAATATTACGACCCAGACTCTGAAGATAAAGGTTTAGCAGAGTTTATAGTATCTAAAAACAGAATGGGTCAGATAGGTTTTGTCAAGTGTGAGTTTCATGGACAATATTCTAAATTTAAAGATGTCGAGTTAAATATATATAACTAATGGAGTATAATCCCAAGATGTTTAAAACAAAAAAACTTCTAATTATATTTATGCTAATACCAGTATGTATTGTCATCATGTTAATTAGTGGTTGTAGTGGACTTGACACTATAAGAAATGATAGGCTTGAATGTCATCCAGATAAATCACCTGTATGTGTTGGATGGAATAGGGGCATAGTGTTAGATGAAGAAGAGATACTTAATTTAAACTAAGGAGAATGATATGGAAGAAGTAAAAGAATTAATTGATAAAGTTTTAAAGAATAGAAGCCTAACTATATTTTTAGGTATTGTTGTAGTAGCATTATTCATGGGATGGGTTGGTGGATAAAGACTTTGTTAAAAACCCCTCACACTATACTCAAGGAAAAATAGAAGCTAAAACTTTTATTGTCGATCAAGACATGACTTGGGCCATAGGAAACGCAGTTAAATATCTTGTAAGATATAGATATAAAAATGCTAATAAAGGTGAGGGGCAAATACAAGATTTAAGAAAAGCTATCGAAAACATACAAATACAAATCGACAGTATGTTATGATAGGTCATGGCATTATATAACACAAAAGCATTAAGGTTTCAAAAGCTAGACGAGATAGCAGAGCATATTAAGTATGCTTTGGAATTAGCTAGAGAAGAAGACACTCCGAGAGATATCGAAATAAGATTTTTCTTATCACAAGTTGTAACAGATTTAGATATTTTGAGAGGCGAAGAGTATGGGGAACGAATTTGAACTACTAGAGTTTGATATAAATCCAGTTCCTGCCTCCAGACCAAGAGTTACTCGTTGGTCAACATACTACCCAAAGAAGTACACCCAATTTAAGCTAGACATGATAGCACTAACAAGTGAGTTAGATTTAACTCCGTTTGAGGGGTCACTGAGGGTGGATATAGGCTTTTATATTAGTATGCCTAAGTCATGGTCTAAAAAGAAAAAAGAATCGAAGGAATCCTCTTATTGTGATAATAATGCTGATGTAGATAATTACCTTAAAGCAATCCTGGATTCGTTAAATGAAGTAGTTTATGTAGATGATCGACAAATTGTAGAAATTTCTGCCAGAAAGATATATAGCAATAAGCCATGTATCAAATTTAAATACAAACCAATAGGGGATAAAGATGGAAATTAGTAGAGAGGAAATTGTGCAGAAGTTATCAGAAGATTATGGCAAGAGAGCTAAAATCCTCAATCTTAAATTCCAAGATGCTTACGATAAATATACTGAAAGATGTAAGCTAAGAACTTATGAAAATTTACTGTGGCAATTTACTTGTGCTAACTTAGGAAGATTACCAATCCTGGCCCCAAAACTTAGAAATGATGAATACATTATTTCTTCTGGTAATGATGACTGTGAAGATGGTGTTTGTAAATTGTAATAGATTGGTCAATGTATAATAAGTGTATTAGAACTTAAGGAAAATCAACATGGCAAAGGGAAGTGTGGTACACCAAATTAATATTAAAGTCGATCAAAAAGATTTGGCTCTAATAGATGCTAAAGCTGACAGGTATGGAATATCAAGATCAGCAATGATTAAACTGTTCTCTATTAATGGTGAGTTGACTGTCCAGATGGCTCAATCGCTGCAAAAACCTCTAAGCTAACCCCTGCCTAAATGTTTTTATAGGCCTTAAATCAAAGATTTGGGCTTCAATACATAGGTTTAATCTTATAAAACTCGTCCATAGCTTCAGTAAACAATTGTTTATTAAATCCTTGAGGATTATCTGCGGTTATTAATCCTTCATTATAAAATCTAGGATTTTCAACTTCGTAATGATCATAATTAAAATTTCTTTCGTATTCTTTAGGGGCAGCTACAAAGCCAAGCATACCAGGAACTGCAATTGTTGCAGCATATTTACCAACCTCTAAAGCGCCTCTAGCAAACATTCCTAATAATGGAAACATTATGCGAAAGCCGACAAATCTATCTTAGGTTTAAGGTCTACAATCTCTTCTTTTTCTATAGGATCATACTTTTTAGTTTTAGGATTGTATATAAGAGATGGTTCTTTAACCCATGCAGGTTTAGTTCCGTATAAATCCAGGGCCTCATCATAACCTTTTTTAGTTTGCCAATAGTCATCTGTAGTATCAACACTATAGTTACCACCATCATCTTGCATATAACCTCTTTTCTCTGGCTCACTAGGTGGTTTGTAACCTTTAAGACCTCTGCCCTCATCATCTAGGTCTTTAGCTACATCTGTGCTATATTCTTCTTCCATTTCAGAATCTTTCATTGTAGATCCATCTGGCATTTGATGATATCCTTTAGCAATTTGAGTTTCTTTAGGATTAGCTTCTTTGTCTTTGTAATTAGTTACCTGTTCATCTATGGCATTAGAATTCATATATGTATTGACATCACCAGTTAACATTCCTTTTGCTTTTTCTTCATCTTCTTTTTTTAACCGATCAAGATAGTTTTGGAAGGCTTTAATCTTTTCTGGTGATAGGACTGCATCATAAACATCTGGGTCATCTGTTGCTTGAAATATATCTGGATTCATTTCTTTCATAAACCTTGACATCATTTTTTGATATTTATCCATTGCCATAATTATTTCTCCTGTTCTTTTTGAATTTTTCTATCAAATAATGCTTTAATAGTTGCCCTGTCATATGATAATGCTTGTACAACATTAGGATTTTTTCCAGTTTTTATAACTTTATCCATTTGAGTTAATAGCATACCCAATGCTCTTTTAGTAGTTACAGTCTGAACTGCTACTCCCGCTCCTATTCCTGCCGCTACTGCTGTACCAACACCAACAGCTGCAACTCCCATAGAAGCCATACCATAAGCAGAAGCACCAAATGCAACTGCCATTATTCGATTAAAATCCATTTTTAATCCAATTGCACCAGCTATATTTTTCCATGATCTTTGTATAGAGCTCCAACCATCTTCTTTTAAAGCAGGAAGAATATCATCTAACCCATTGTACATATATGTTTGTTTTTTTAAAGATTCAGCTACATTTCCATTTGGTAATTTATCACCAACAATTTTATTTAATGTTTGTCTAATAACTCTTGTAGAATCATCAAGAGCATTAATTGGTAATGTTCCATCAAATTTTGCACCTCCTTTGTACTTTAAATTCTTGTTATCAAACGCTTGTCTTAATTTGATAAGTCCTTCTGGAGTTCCTTTAAATCCTTTCTCATCTAAAATTCTGTACAACAACGCTAATTGTGATTCAATAGCTTCTTGTTGTTGTTTACCTTGATACATTGGGTTAAGTTTTAATTGATCTAATTCAGCCCTTATAGTTTTTCTAGTTGACTCCCAAGTAATAGGCACTTTATTTGATTGTTTTTGCAATGTTCTTAATAAAGTTTTAGCTTCAGTTTCTAAAGCAGTAGCTATTATTTCATTATTTTTAGTAGGATTTTTATAGCCACTAACACCTACTTTTATTAAAGTGTCCATGTATTCTTTTTCAAATACATTGTAATTAATAGTTGTTCTTTGAGATAAAAAACCTTCAGATGTTACTCGTCTTTGGTTTTCTTTATTAATTGGACTTTTCCCAAAATTTAACATAGCAAATAACTCGTCATAAGTTTGTCGATCAGTTTGTAATCCAGCTAATCTTGTTTGGTTTTTAGCTGATTTTCCTGGTAGATCTAAAACATTTTGAACATTTTTATTATCTAATGTTTTTGCTATTGGTGTAAATACAGATGTTTTACCTGCTGTTACACCAGTAGTTACTGCTTTTCCTGCGGGCCAAAAAAACAAAGGTATATCAACAATAGCTTCTAACAATCTTTTATCACTTGGGTTTGCATCACCCCATGCTGTATATTTTTTAAATGATTCTGTAGCTGCTTGCACACCATCTTGTGCAGCTTGAGATTTTCCCCACCAATCAGCTAATTTTTTGCCAGTTGCTTCACTAAAACCATCTACAGCATCATTCATATTTTTAGCTGTTTCTGGCATTAAAAAAGTAAAACCTTTTTCCAATACTGCTGCTGGTCTTACAACAGCATTTTTGTAACCAAAATCTAAAGTAGTAAGCATAGCGTTTCCAACAAGGTCTGGAACTAACATAGCTTTTTTTACTGAACTAACACCAAGTGCCTCTATCATTCCAATATTACCTTCTTGATAATCATTTTTTATAGCACCTACTTCTTCTTCCCTTTTTAAATAATCATACATCATCTGATCTATAAAACTTCTACCACCACTCGGTGCTACAATTTCTGCATTATCATTATAAACTTCTGTTAAATCATAACCTTCAGATTCTGTTATTTCTGGTAATGGGTTTTGATTTATATTTTCTGAATCAATTACTTCTATTAATTGATCAAAATTAGGTATTTGTATGTCTGTTGCCATATTAATTTCCTTGTTTTGGTGTTATATCAAATCCATTTGCATCATGTAGTGTAAACAATCTAGGTTCAGTTTCACCTTTTGGTGTATAACTAAAGGTATTAACATCATATTCAGAAGCAGGCCAATAATAAACTTTACCTCCTTCATTTACAAATACTCCATTTGGATCGTCTAATTCAACATGACCTTTTGGAGGTCTAAGATAAACCATATCTTGATCCCATGTAGGTATGTCTACTACTGCTTGTTCACGACTAAGTGCTTGTGCTGCCATAGTGTCTTTAAGAGTTTCGGGTATAGCTTGATACCTTTCATTCCATCTTTTTATTTTTTCTACTTCAAGTATCCTTCGCATCCACAAAATTCTTCTAACAGACCCCTCATCTAAATTAATATCACCAGCTACCATAGCTTTAGCAAATTTAATATCGTTATCAGATAGTCCTGTACCAGCACCTAAATCACCACTTCCCATAATTTCAGTAACTAATCCAGCAGTTGATGCCAACCAAAGTTCAGTTGCTTGTACATTTTCGCTTTCATTTCCAGATATAAAACCTAATGCTTTTTGGAAAGTCAATCTTGGACTTGCGGCAAATCCAGCAATAACGTCAGCAGAATTTAAACTATCAAATGAATTGCCAATAATTCCTATTGTTTTAAAAGCAGTTATTGCTTCTTTTCTTACTTCAACTAATTCTTCACCCATTGCCTCGCCTAAAACTTTGTCAAACGCACTTTCTGTTCCTTTTGCATCTTGTACTTTATTATATGCATACATATAACATACATCATCATCAAGATTACAACCTTTAGTTCCATCTTTATTAGGATAACCATTTGCAGCCTGTAACAAATCTTTACCAAGTGCAGTTTTACCTTCTGGATTATATTTAGGTGCTTCCTGGATAAAATCCCATTGTTTAGTTTCTGTATTATATTGCACAGTTTTTGTGTAAATAACTTGTTTTCCATCTACCATTTTTATATAGTCAACATCATCTCTAACAGGTGCTTTTGTGTTAGCTGTTGTTGATGAAGATTGAGCGTTTATACGATCAGTTTGAGCTTTATAAACATTTAATGCTTCAGTTGTCATATCACTAGCCATCTTATCGGCTCTAGCTGCTTCATCATATAAACCTGCTGTACGCAAAGCATTTCCTATAGCTGTAAAATCTTCAACAGACTCTGGATTAGGATATTGTTGCATAATACTGTCAATAGAGTTTTGTTTTTGGATTCTAGGATCGCCACCACCAAACAGACCTGCTAATTTCATAAGGTTGGCATTTTCAACATCACCACTAAGTGAAGCAGCGTAATACATTCCACCTCTTTTTCCTCCACCTAACGCAGCACCTTGCTTTTGAGCATCAAGTTCTATTTGTCTATCCATAGCATATCTTGTATCAAACATACTTGGCATAAAATTTTGTTCCGCCATCCTTATCTCCTAATTAACTAAAAATGCTTCCTAAAATAGAACCCCAAGCATCGCTTTTACCTTTTTGCTTTTTAGCATTTTCCATTGCCATCAAATCATACATTGCAGTTGAAGCATTACTAACACCTAACATATTTGCTTGTGTGTTAGGTTGAGGCATAACTTTCATATTGTTAGCTATAGCACCTAAATCGCTCATTGATGAAATATCTTGTCTTTGTCTGTCCATAGCACCACTATAAAGACCTTGTGCTTCTAAAAAAGCCGAATCTTCTAATTGCATATTTCTTTGACTAATAGCATCTTCACCTGCTCTCTGTCCGTAATATTTGGCAGTTGTAGAAGCACCAGTATTTTGTTCTTGCTCTCTTCTTCTTGCTTCAGTAAGTGCATCACTTTCAGCATAAAGAGCTCTTTTCTGGTCAAATCTTCTTTGTGTCATAGCATCTACACCACCT